TTATACTGCTCTTGACACTCCCATAAGGCCAAAAGCAGACCAAACGGCATCAGCCACACCTCATCCTGGCTGAGATGCAGGTGGGCAAGGCCGTAATAAAGAAGCCGGGTAAACAGCTCCGCATCGGAGACCGTTACCCGACTTGCGCGTTTTTTGCGTCTTTCTCGCTTTCCACATTCCGCTTGGTGCCCTTGTAGAGCGCCTCCGTAATGGCGGTTTTGTATCCGGCGAGGTCGAGGGGCGTAGTCAGAAGCTCCACCACATCCTCCGTGAGCAGCTCCTTGGGATGCTCTTTATCCTTGAGGTTGTGAATGAGGATGCTCTGATTTGCCAGAAGCGTGATGAGCCACACGATCTCTCCGATAGCCATTTCAAAGTTCTCGGACTTCATCAGCTTCTCGCCGAGGTTTTCCAGTCCGCCGTATCGACCGGCGATCTCCTTGGTGGCTTTGGTTGTGAGGAGCAGCGTGTACTCCTCGTCACCGATGGTGATGACTGCGGTTCTTTCGTTATCCATTGTGCGTTACCTCCGTTAACCCTGTTTTTCGGGTGTCGTGGTATAGGTCGGCTCATAGACTTCCTTATACCAGTTCGTGATAGTCGCAGCGGTCACATCGCCCTCCAGTGCCTCCGCTTTCCACGGGTGCTTGCCGCCTGCGTCTGCCTTGTTGCGGCGCAGAATGGTGCCTTCAATGGTCGGCGTGGAGAAGGTGATGCTGTCGCCCTTGGTGGCAAGGTTCGTCGCCGGAATACCGAATTTCACTCGGTAGAGCCAGTAATACTTGTACTTGCCGTTGGACTTCTTGGCGCGGAAGCCCACCGCCACAGGGTTGCCGCCGTCCTCGGATGCGGAAATCAGCACCTTGTTTTTGTCGATGGTTGCACCCGTGAGGTCGGATGCCGCCGCAGAGCCGATATCGTCAATGCCGAGGGAGAGTGTGCCGGATTTGAATTCCTTCACAATCTCCGAAGCGCCGTCATCGGCATAGAGCGTTGCCTCCGCCAGTTCCACCGAAAGGTCAGCGGAGATGGCTTTCGCAAGCTGGGACGGCGTACCGTAGGTTTCCTCACCGGCATCGTTCTCGGTGATTTTTGCGTAATACAGTCTGTCAAGACCGATGGTAGCCATAACTTATTCCTCCAAATCGTAGATTTGCGCCACATCAATGGCGTAGTGATGGTAGCCGGTCTCGGTCTCAAAGCCGATGTACCGGCGGTCGGTAATATAGAAATCCGCACCCAGCAAGGCACGGACAAGGTCATTTTTCAGTTTGGTGTAACTGTCCTTTGTGAAGAGGGACAGCCGTGCCTCCTGCGTTTCGCAGCCGGGGGTGTTGTCGGCGTGAAGCTCAAAGCTGTCCGACAGCGGCGTGATGACCAGATAGGTGTCCGATGCTTTGCCGGAGAACACACCCGTTTCCACTGGAACACCGCAATGCTCGGCGATGGTTTGTAAATCGGATAGAAGACTCACAGCTTTTCCACCTCCTCATCCAGCGCCTTGGTCATGGCATCGATGCATTCCTGCCGGGATGCCGTTTTCGCAGGCTTCAGAAACGGCTTTGCAGGCTGACCGTGCTTGCCGTATTCGATGATGTTGGCCAGCTTGGCATTGCTGCTGCCGTCCGAGCGGGGTTCTGCGAAGCCGACCTTGATGTCGTGGTTGCCGTCCCGGTTCAGCTTGGAGGGAGAAAGGCCGAGTGCACCTTCCAGTTCGCCCGTGGAGCGAGAGTCATATTTTGTTCCTCTGCCAATAACGGAGGAGAGATTGCTCTTGACCTTCTTCAGCACGACCTCGCCACCGGCCTGCAGGACGGTATCCGCCACGCTGTCAAAGTTGCTGCCGAGCTTGGATATCTTCAGAAGGAAATCCTCCGGCATTTTCATGTCGCACTTAGCCAACGGTCGGCACCTCCTTCTTTGCCAGCACCTCAATGTACATCCCACGCCCCTTTACATCCTCCACGGACACAATATCGTAGCGACAGTCATCGCAAATGAGAAACTGGTCTGTGGTGACCGTCAGACCCGGAATACACCGAAATCGGAACAGGTCGGTGGCTTCGCTGAATGCCGCAAGGTTCGCCCAACGCTGACTGCCGTGCCGACCTTCCCGATAGACACGGACGGAAGCGAGGACTTCATCCTCGGAATGGGTAAAACCCTCGCTGTCCTTGACCTGCCTGGTTTTCACAATGTCGGCAAAGCCGTTCATCTTTCCGAAACTCATACCTGCCACCGCCTATCCAAGCGGAGCAGCAGATTGACCGTCTTCCACACCTGCTGTGCCGCTCCGGTGTTATCCGCAAAGAAGCCGCCCGTGCTGCCATCCCGGCTTTCATAGAAGTGGGATGACAACATAATGACGGCTTGCTCTGTGGTGGCTGGCATGGGATTCTCCTTATAGAACCCCTCCGGGATGTGCTGGTAGCTTTCGGCGTAAGAAACAGCGGCGGTGATGTAGCTTTTCAGCAAGGCATCATCCGCCGTGTGTTCCAGGATAAGGTTGGCTTTCACTTTGGAAAGAAGCTCGTCCATCACCGCCGCCTCCTTTCATCAAGATGCCTTCATCTTCAGAAGCTGGATACCCTCCGGCAGGATGATCTTGCCGTCCACACGCTCGGTGGCAACACAGCCGACCTGACCGTTGGTAGAATACAGCTCGTTCAGACGCTGAACGGTTCTGCCGGTGCGGTCAGCGATCCAATAGTTCTGGAAATCGCCGAAGGCAATGGAGAGCGCACCTGCCGCCAGCGTGGGAGCATACGGGCTGGTGTAAATCTCGTAACCGAGCAGTCTGTCCGGCTGACCCGCCTGCAGGGAGGGCTGCCACAGATACTGACCGTTGGAATCCTTCAGCTTACGAAGTGCGGAAACAGTAGCATCGTTCATCAGGAACTTGGCATTCTTGCGGTAAGGTGCTTTCAGCGCATAGATTAGGGAAATCACCTCATCGGTGGTAACAGTGGTCGCACTGGCTGCGGTAACACCGACCGTGCCGCCGTTTGCAGTGAACAGGCCGGTGGGCTGACCCGTACCGGTGCCGACGCAGAATGCCTGTTCCTCGGCAGCACCGAAGGCGTAGGCAAACTCACGGGCGATGTACTCTTCCAGATCGAAGGCACTGTCGTCCAGAAGCTCAATGCTTACCTTCACAAGGTCGGTCAGCTTGTAGGCATCAATGGTCTTCTGTGCGAAGGTGGGATTGCTCTCGGTGTAGGCAGCATTTTCAGCAGTCCACGCAGCGGTGGAATGGGTCGCTGCAACGGGGATCTTACGCTCGTTATCGGTAGTGATGACCTTGCACAGACGGCGCATCACATTTTCCTCCTTGAGCGTGTCCACGATGAACTTCTCAAACCCCGTGGGGACGAGATAGCCGCCGTTGGCGTCCACGCCCTCGGAGAGCACATTGTGGAGCATACGTTTGCCGCGCAGATGCAGACCGAAATCCTCGCGGTAGGCGTTAGACGCTCTGCCGGTCTTGGCTTCGCCGGTCGCTTTCTGGGGCTGCTCGGTGATAGGAGAGGATACGGGTTTGGCAAGCTCTGCGGCAATAGCGTCGCGGCGCTCCATGCGTCTGACCTCATTGGTGAGATCGTTCAGTTCCTTCTCCATATTGGCGTAAACGGCATCGTCCTCGGCGGACAGAACGCCTTTTCGGTCGCGGTGGGTGTCGAGGAAGCCCTCCATCGTAGCCCACAGCTTGGCGCGCTTTTCGCGCAGTTCAACGATAGTCATATTGAAATACCTCCATATTAAATGTAGTTTTTGATGGTGTTCAGCTTGGCTCTGAGTTCATCTACAGATCGTCCCGTGCGCTCCGGCACGGCGGGTTTGGGTTCAATGGCGCACTTTGCGGCGATCTTCTCCATGAGAGAGTTCACCACATTCGCCTTGGAATACAGCATGGAAACGGCAGGCGTGGGTACCTCTTCGGATTCCGAGTTTCTCTGCATGATTTCGTCCGCAAAGCCGAGTTCCACAGCCTTGTTTGCGTCCATCCAAGTTTCGGCATCCATGAGGTGCGAGAGCTTGGCACGGGAAAGCCCCGTCTTGATCTCATAGGCGTTGATAATGGAATCCTTGACGCTACCGAGCATTTTGATAGCTTTCTGCATCTCGTCCGAATTGCCGAACGCCGCCGTCATGGGGTTGTGGATCATAAGCATGGACACAGGAGATACCAGCACCTTCGTGCCTGCCATAGCGATGACGGACGCTGCGGATGCCGCAATGCCATCGATTTTCACGGTCACATCACCCTTGTAATCCATCAGCATATTGTAGATTTGGGCTGCCGCCACGCAGTCACCGCCAGGGCTGTTGATCCAGACAGAGATGTCGCCGGAGCCCGCCATCAATTCGTCCTTGAAAAGCTGCGGCGTGACGTCATCGTCAAACCAGCTTTCCTCGGCGATGGTTCCGTTCAGAAACAGCGTCCTCTCCTGAACCTGCTCCTGTGTCTCCTGATTGGTCACCGTTCGGGTCTTCCAATTCCAGAATTTCTTCATCGGATTTTTCCTCCTTTCCGTCATCGGTAGGTGTATTTGCAAAAGCCCCGGCATTTTTCAGCGGGAGCATATTGCCGTTAATGAGGTACAAATCGCCGCCATCCTCTGCCGGGATACGGTCGAGGTTTTCAAGCTCCCGGATGTCGTTGGCGGACATCCAGCCGTTCTGCCGCCCGATGGCGTACCCGTTCATGCGGCTCTGATAGTCGCCGCGAAGCAGACCTTCCACATTGAATTTTGCAAAGTACTTCTTCTTTTCCTCGGAGTTCAGCAGGGAGCGTTGAATGGACTGCTCCCAACGGATGACCCAGGGGTCGAGGGTGTATTTCACAAACTCAAGGGACTGCTGCTCAATATTAGAAAAGCTCGACTTTTCCAGGTCGCCAACCATGTGGGGCGGGACTCGGAAAATTCGAGCGATCTCATTGATTTGGAATTTGCGTGTTTCAAGGAACTGTGCCTGCTCCGGCGAGATGCCGATGGGGGTATATTTCATACCTTCTTCCAGTACGGCGATCTTATTGGCGTTGCCGCTGCCACCGAAGGTGTACCGCCAGCATTCGACCACCCGCT